CACCACAAAGCGACGCAATGTCGCTTGTAGGCGGGATATAATCCCAGAACGGGGTTATTCCCTTCTTCGTGTGGTACCGTACACCGCTCTACCTGAGCGATATACGGCAGTCACGTATGCTGCCATGAAGGAACGCTAACATTAACCCTTCAGGGTTAACAAAGCGCCTCTTCACCTGCTTGGGAACTAGGATTTCTCCCTCCTTGATGGTAAGCCTCTTGGGGTTACCAACACGCCGGCTGTAAATTACAGCTTGGGCATGCTGGTCTCTCCGTGAGGTACTTCTTACCATCTCGAAAGGAACCCTTATTCCCGCATCATGGTTCTCTGCTGGTGGTATGGGTAACCACTTCACAGAGTCCACGAGCCGCCTGATCGTCCTTAGCAGGGGAATCCCTGTTTTGGCCGACCAAACGTTCAGGCTGTTGATAGCAACATATCGAGATTCAGGCGTGTCGAGTCGTTTTATGTAAACGCCTCTGACATCGCGACCCTTAAAGAAGTCGCGACCGCATGACTCTCGGAAGACGCCCTCAACAAAGGACTTGTCGTTATTAACCTCGAACCCGAGGAGTGTAAGGAGCCGGATGACTCGATTAGCCACCCGGTTATGACAGATAATGTCATCCCCGAACACTCCCCAGTAGCCAGGCTCCCTTAGGAGCATGTCCATGGGTCCGAGAGTCCTGTATGGTCTCACAGGGTTTAATCTGTGGGACTTGATACAAGCGACAACGACACAGGAGAAGATAATGGTCTCCAATGGAAACGTAAAACCGTTACCCATTGTACTGACCATATGCAACTCCAGCGGCTCGCTCGAACGACCGCCCCCTGCCGGCGCAACGCCAGTAGGAGAGCGGAGCAGCCATAACAAGTCCCTCACGGGACGAGGTAAGGCCCATTCAAGCATGGTTTTACCCACTGAGTCAGAAGCATTGCTTAGATCTAGCGTAGCTAGACCATCTGTCACGCTTCCGACAAGAGCAGCTTCCTGGTTGATCTGCGGCTGAGAAGAAATATCGAGTCCAAAGAAGGACACGAGTCTCTCTTCAAGCAGGCGGCCGAGCCCTAACTGATAAAACATATTCAGGTTTGGCTCAATGGCAATCAACCGGGACGTACTGTCATCTTTCGGCACGAAGCAGAACCTACTACCTGGAACTAACGCCGGTTCTCCCCACCGGGACGCGCGAATGGATTCCGCGGATCCCCATGTGGAACGAAGGTCGTTAGACACCGCGTTACTATATGCGGTATACAGACGTTCCGTCGTACTAGTCAGAGGTGAGTCGAAGAACTTCGTATAGAAGTCCTCCCCTCGTGCCCCTACGGCAACCCCCGGTCCACAGCGTCCGCGATCGAAAAGATCGCTTAAGCCGAAGACCAGGTTTTGCCCCTCGGGATAGAAGAACCGGTACAGCAAGTTTTGAAACTCACCGCAGAGTTCTTCATCGAGACTAGTGTTAAGACTAAGGTTCCAAGTTCTACAGCGCTCATTTGAGCGCAGGAACTTGCTCCAAGCTACCGCGTCTCCCTCCTCGGTCGTCCCGCGAAGATTCTTTCGAAACTTCTTAAGGAATGACTTAACGAGAGAGATAGCTGCAACTTGTTCGAACGATAGCTCAGGGGACCAATCGTCACCGGGTTTAAAGCCGGCGGGAAGGTACCCTGACAGATCGTCTAACAGGTCCGAAAAGAGCAGATCTGACATTGCCATGGTCTGTTTCTCCTCGCAGCTGCACTTACTTGATCGATGCGCGAATGCTGAAAACAGCATTCACCAGATCAAACGCCATATGGCGAAGATCTGTGTCAGCAAAAACGTATATGCTGACCGCAATGGTGATGGAAGCGAGTGTTAAACGCTTCCTACGTTTCCTCATTGCAGAACGCCCTAGCGAAAGCTAGAGCGTCCCCTGCACTGAGGTGTCACCAATGCCCGCGGAAACCTGTGAAAGGGTTCCGATGAGCAACGACCAAGCGGCCCGAACGCTCTCCGGATCGGCAATATCGGCCCCTGCTGGGACCGACGCCTCCAGCTTCAGCAGCATTACTTGCCGAGGCTGGCCGGTTAGCACTTCAACACCCTTACGGATGCTGATAGTGTAGACGTTTTTCGGGACGGAAGGCAGCTGACCGTTCGCCAGTAACGCGGGAAGGGTTTTGAGGACCTTCGGACGCGTTACAAGCAAGGTGAACGGGTTGCTGGGGGAATTGACCTCGACACCCGTTTGGGTGCCACCAAGCGCCGTAATGGCGATGGCCTTACCGTTCACGTCCGGAGCCGTATCGGCTACGTGCGTGTAGGTAGGGGATGTCAGCCCGGTTTGTGCAGCTCCGGTAACTGGGGATGTGATACTCACCGTCATGGTGTAGTCTCCTGTCTTTGAGGATCAATTGTTGACAAAACCCGGAGTAGAATGCATCGTACGTACGAGCGCAATCCAGGCCTTTGTCAGTAACTCATGAATGTCACTATCCATGAGGGCAATCGTCGAATCGGGATACACCTCCGTTCGGGAGAGCGAAGCGAGAAGTCGCCGCGCTCTATCCTCGCGGGGTGTAGCACCCGTTATCGACGAATCAGCCCTTTCTGAATGGTAAACAGTCACGAGATCACAGACTGACCTGTAGAGCGTCTCGTCCGTACTACGCAACCACTCCTGAACGCCAGGATCGAAATTGCCACCAGGAAACCCGAAGCCTCGTTCGTTCTCACGGACGAGGATCAGAGCTACCGTGGCGACAAAGAGTTCATAACGCTCTTTGTCAATCGGTCGAAGGCGAAAGGAATTGTCAACAAGAACAGTGCACAGATCTTTGATCTTACGCATTGTGATCTCCAAGGAACTTAGTCGTAACGCCAAGAACGATCGGATTTTCTACTCGCGATCAGCGCGGCTATATTTAGCCATCGCAGACTGCCCGAACCGGGCAACTTGAAGTCGAAGTCTGGAACGGTTGTTCCGGTGTACTTCGCCCTCGAGACGAGAGTATTAGTTCCGATGACCCGCGCAGGTGTACACGACTGGAAATTAGGAGTTAGCGACTTATCGCTATTAGCCTCCTCTACCTTCTCATTTGTCTTCCTGACGGTGCGGTTGCACCATTTCAGAGGGACCAACAAGGAGGACCAGCCGTTGATTATATCACCAATATTGGTGAAGTAATCGATCAGAAATGACCAGGGCACGAGTTCCCAGGCGGTGGGCAGAAACTGTTCGGGTGAAAACCCAAAGAGCTTCGGGTCCATCGTCTTAGGATCACGTGCTTCTAGTCGCACAGCTCCACGATAGATGACCTGAACGGTCCCTGTCGTACGCTGGACTTCGCGCCACGCTGAATTTCCTTCAATGTGGGTACCGAAGTCCTGTTCGGTAGCAGAAACCCTGGTCTCGGCCGACGCAGTCACACGACGCGTCAGCAGAGTCGATCCAACAGTCGTTTCGGCGAGTGCGTTGCAAGCGCCGGCGATGTCGGAAAGAAGGGGTTTCCATCCGAATGCGTGCTCGAGCCATGCATCGCCTAGGTTTTGCGCTACTCGTCGCATGCGACTTGCTAGCGAGCCAACGTGGTGACCTGCTCGTATGAGCCGGGCCTCGTTGTGCCAGTCGGTTACCAACCGACGCAATCCTTGGGCGGGATGCCTGATCATTCGAATCGTTTGAGCAAGTTCGCCTACTACCACTCCGCCTTGAACAGCGGAGCGGGCATTGACGACCTTGACTGCAAAACGACCTAACGCCTGCGCATTGGTATCCGTCTCGTTCAATGCATCTGGATTACCCGGGGGAGCGACACCAAAGGTGCCTATCTTCCCACCATGCAAAGTCTTTCGCACTACACCGAAGTTACTGGTGAAGAGCATCTGTCCGTTCTCAACGCGGACAGTAGAAAGACGTCCTGTCATCGACGTAGTGGCGGAATCGCCATTACGCAGAAGTTCCCGCCATCCCTTGAGGTTTTCCCCAAAGGTGACGGAGTCAGTCCAGTTAGACTGGAATTTCTGACCGCTTTGGCCAAATGGATAGTATAAAGACCCATCATTTAGGGTCTGAACACAAGTCCATACGGCCGACTGCGAATTAGGACTAGATTTGCTTGGCATATAACGGATTCTCCAGGATGTAAAGAACTCAACGAACGCTGTCGTTGGGATATATCCCTAAAACAGCTGGTGCGTGTGCTTTGTGGCTATTGAGCTGCGGTACCCCCTCGCGGGAGTACTGCAGAGCCACGGGGCGCA